GGTCATAACATATCAATATATTATACTCCAATTCACTATGGATTATCAATTATTTCACAATTATTATTATACTTGCAATTAATCTTACTTGCGGTAAATATTACTTCTCATATTTTACCACATTTTACAATTAGAATTTGACGAATATTTGACGAAACAAAAAAGAGGGTAGCAATTACGCTACCCTCTAATACGTTTAGTCTAATTCAACTAATCGGTGTAGTTCGCCATTTACAAACCACATTTCACATGTTACGTTATCGCCATCTTTAAGAGTGGCCATATATAACCCCTCTTTGTTTGGTTGAATATCTTCTGCGAATTGATGTGTTTTTCCTTCAAATGTAAATACTTGTGCCATTGTGTTATTCCTTTCAGTTATAAAGTAATACTTTTCAACTGTCAATTAACAGTTGATTGTTGCAATCCGTGCAACTCGGAGATATTTAGATCACCATTCCTTTACTGTGTAAAGTGCGCTAGCGCCCTCTAAATGTTGTCCATTGAAATGTGTTAACACTTCAAATTTTCCTGCTTGATAGCCTATAGTTTCATAGGCTCTATTATCTATCAAAGTAACACCAGCTTTTATCTTATGCACTTTGTTTAGATTGATTTTGTAAACATCGACTTTTTGTTCGTCGGTGTTAGCAACTACTGCGGTTCTATCAGATTTTTCAGTAGCCACTTTTGGTAGGTTAGGATTACTATGTGTAATATCCTGTTTCACCTGTTCCGCTGCCACTTCAACTGTAGGTGCTTGTGTGTAATATGTCGCTATCGGTTGAGTTCTTTCTTTTTTAGAAATAACTTCCTGTGCTTCCTGTTTAGTAACATGAATTGCTTTTGACAATTCTATAGGTAATTTAGACTGCTCTTGTGTAAGAATAACAGGTTTTTCTAAATCTTTTTGTTTGTGATGATATATTACTACACCTACAATAGCGATAAAAACGCATAGGGCAATCGCTACGGCTATTTTGTAGTGTTCCTTGATAGTTTGTACCAACTTACTAATTAACATGGCTTATACCTCGTTTAATTAAATTTAGTCTAAATCGTTCCATCGTGCATCATAACCACGTACATCTACATGCACGAAATCTTGAAAGTAATATCTGCCAATGCCAATTCCTTCGCCTAACACTTCGCTTGCACATTCTTCTGCTAAATTAGCTAGATAATCTACATCAATCCCATCGTATGTAATATCTGCTGCCGTACCTAGAACGTGTTGAGAGTTAGATACACCACCGACTTCTGCGTTATGGGTAGGGCAACGATAACCACTCAAAATATATACAGGAACACCCAAGCGTTCACGAATTGCATCTAGCAAATCCACCAATCGTTTATCAATCACATGGTCTAGGCAAGGTGTGCCATCATCATGAAATCCATGATTGCCACATTTACATGCAAATTCGCTTTCATCAAAATATTTACCAACTTTCATATTCATATCTCCTTTACTAAAAGATGGGGCTAATATTAGCACCCAGTATCTTCCTTTTTTACTTCTTGTTCTTTCATGTATTGGGAACGCTTAACAGTACCATTAGCACCAATATAACCGCCTAACACACCGACTATCACACTTGCCAAATCCCTTTGTTCAAGGTAAATAGTCATGATTAGTGCAGCGGATAATGCTATCAATGTTACGGTGTCCTCATAGTTAATCTTCATTTAATCGCATCCTTTACTGATTTAACGAACCCTATCACCTGTTTAAATAATTCAATCGCACGCTTGAACCACCTCGTTTCTACTAATTCGAGTTCTATCATATTTTCTACACACGATGCCAATTCGATAAATATAGGTATCAAATACAACAATGTGCATAGGAATACATCTACACGGCCCAATACAGGTACTACTACATCAGGCAATGTTAATAGAATAAACGCTAACAAAAAAAGCCACGGATAGGATTTGACTAATTTCTTAGTCATATCCGCTCGTAGCTTGCCACTTACTAAAAATCGTTTAGGTTTTCCGTCAATTTCTACTACCGCCCAACCTCTCCATAGGATAGCTAGAATAGTATTCTTGATTGTTACTTCTCTTTTTGTCGCTAAATTGTAATTTCTAGCTTCAACCAACACTCGTAATATTGTGTCTATAAACACAAGAATAACTGTTGTGAATATAGCCAATGATATGCGTACCGCTTCACTCACGTTAAACACCTCGTTAAATATTGGAATAAAGATTTCTATCATACTAATCTCCCTGTCTTGATAATGTAAACCAAGTTTGATGTCTCCCTGCTTCTCTAACTTTATTAAATATTCTCCAACCCTCACTTGTTATTAATAAGCTAACGTTGAATCCTTTTTTGTAGCTATGTACAATTGTTGCATCTACGCCGCTTGGTATTGTAAAAGTATCAGTTGTTGTGCTTGTTGTATTATATTCAACTATATATCTCCCTTTTGGTAGCCATACAGTAAAACGTTGTTCAAAGTTGTCGTAACCATGTTCATAATGTATTGGCTCAAATAATATAGGGTTTTGTTGCACATAATACTTAGTATTGTCGATAATAACGTACATATTGTTATCGGATGGTTTTTCTGTAGACAATCTAGCATAGTAGGGTTTATCGCTCATTGCAACTTTTAAATATTTACTATTCCCTATATCACGGATCTCATCTGTCATATTAAATGAACCTGTACTAGCACCACTTACTGTAATATTAGCCATTTACACCCACCTCAATCGTACCTTTGTTACTCCACAATTGAACACGGCTATTTAACGATGTTTGCACTCTTCCCCAGCTACCCCATTTATTAGCTATGAAAGTACGATGATAGGTTTCGCCATTTAGCGTATGTAGTGTATGGTCGATTAGTCTACCATCTCCAAAGTTAAATACAATTAACATACCTTGCTTATGCGAACGTGGTGGATTATTAGCACCACCATCGAAATTGATTTCGTAGCACCCTTGCGTTGTAAGTGTATTCCAATCTGTTGCGGTATCTAATTTAGAATATGGAAAACCAAACGAACCTGCATCACCTTTTTTAACAAATACTTCATCGGCTTTAGTCTTGCTATAAATGGCCTTGTCATAATGTTTGGTAGTTAATACTGTGCTACTATCCGTGCCGTCATAGTGTTTCAAGGTAGTACCAGTTAAGTATACAGGTACGCTAGGGTCTCCCAATTCCACCGCATCAGATGTAGATACTTTACCAATACGCACACCATGTCCATCTGTCTTTTTCCCCTCTAGCAAAATGTTATTGTTGAGTACAATCGCACCGCTTACATTACCGCCTGTGAGTTTTAAATAATCCAGGCTTGCCAATCGAGCCGTATTGATTGAGTTTTGATAATCTCTGTTTGGATTGCCTACATAAATATCGACTTGATGCCGTTTACTAGGCTTTTCTGTTAACACCGCAAAATAGAATTTACCATTACAATATGCTATATCTTCAATTTCAGTAGTTCTATTGATTTCAATAATCTGTTTAACTGCGCCAAATGGTGTACATTCTACCAAACTACCGAGCGTTGCACTCATGATGCATCCGTTAAGCATTAATGCCCCATTGTTGTTGAAATCATCATATTGGTAGTCAATTTGATACGTTTTCATTTTCTTGAAATCTTCGTTATACAAATTGACTTCACGCAAGCGTTGTTGACCGCTAATAGGTACGATACTCACATAAGTTCGTGTGATAGGATCATATCCAATATTAAATACACGTTCATTCAATGTGATGGTCTTTTCAAATGTCATTGTGTCAGCGTTAAATACAGATAGGTTGTTACCATTTTTTAAGCCGTTGGCAAGGTAAATCTTATTAGTATATTTGTTGTAGCACATAGTATTACAATGGCCCATTTTGTCAGGGTCGCTAAATTTATATGTACCTACGATTTCAAATGTATCTGGATTTAGTTCGTATAAGTTTTGTTTCGTACCATCACCATTGATACATGCTAGTACAAATACATTCTTTTTATCGTTGTAGGTAAAGCCTTGACATTGGTTAACCTCATCGCCATATTGGATATTTTTAACAAATGCGATATTAGATGCACCTTTTAACATTGGTGTTTCAGTAGGATAGAACGGCTTAATGTTATTGTATGTACCCATATCCATAACACTATCAACAGTATCGAATGAAACATGTTCATTCACTTTGTAGATGCCATTAGGAATTAACAATATCTTATTTTTAAGATTATCATTAGCACGTTTAAATGCTGCCGTATCATCAGCCACACCATCGCCAACCGCTCCAAAGTCTTTAACGGATACGATGCCATATAGGCTATCTTTAGGTACAAACTTTGTATCGGCTTCGGTCTTGGTAATCAAACCACCGCCATTAGGCAAGGCGATTTGTTCCGCTTTATTGGCTGCGACTTCTGCACGTTTCGCCGCATCAGTTGCCTTGATAGCGTTACTTGCAATTGATGTTTGTTTGTTATCAATGTCGGTTTTTAACGTGCGTGCTTGGCTCACCAACTCATTAATATCACGCTTATCAACAGTTGTTTGTCCTGCATACACTTTTGCATCCGCCACTAGCTTTTCTGCTTTTACTACATTAGCACTAGATGTATCAAGTGCGGTATTGCTAGTCGCTAGCTTATCATCGACTGTACGGCTTAATTCTGTGATTTCACCGCCTAGCGTTTTAATTGTTTCTGCATTAGCATTGATAGCATCGCTTTCTGCTTTGATTTTTTCATATGCATTAATAGCATCATTTGCTGCCTTTGTCGATGTATCTACAATCTTACGAGCAACTGTTGTTGCATCCTCATCGCTACCAACACGAATTAATAAGGCTCTGTTCATCTTCTCTTGCATTTCTTGCAAAATCAATGTAACCCTATCTGTCATGTGTTCGATATTTTGGAAAGGATATTCATCTGGTAAATCTGTATCTTGTTTAATTGGTGTTCTACGTTCAAGAATAATCTTGTGCGTATTGTCTAATGGATCACCATCAGCAGGATATGTTAAAGTTTTGTTTTCTTTGTCATAGTCGATATTGCCTGTTTGTAGGCTTTCTGTGCCGTCCGCATCAACCATGATTAAGGCTATATCTTCAACTTTGTAAAAGTCATACGGCCATATCCACTTCTTATTCACTCCATCACATTGATAAACAACACTAGGTTTATTGACCTCTGGTATCATATTTGTTCCCCTTTCTAATAAAGTAGGACTACCCATTATTGAGTAGTCCTTTTTGATTAATGTTTATCTTTTTTAGATTTTTTGTCTTTCAATCGTCTATCAAACATGATAGCCATAATGACATCTTCTAGTTTTGCATCCGTATCGGTTAGTGCAAATTTAGCTAATGTCCATAGTCCATCTGTTACAGTATCGCTAAAACCTGTGATGCGGTTAGATACTTGTGATAGGCTTCTACCTACATCCATAGCACCTTTATTAGGCGATACAATTGCATTGCCTACATCATATAGTTTTTCAACGATTGATGCGGCCATTACTGTATTCCCTTTATTAAATACCTTTTCGCCTAGAATGTATTTCATAGCCATGTTGGAAATATCACGCACAATAGGTACACCCATTGTAGCTTGTGATACCAATTCCTCTCCAAAGGATTTAACTAAATCTTCTGGCTTGTCATCGTCTCCATTTGTCATGGATTTGTAAACCATCATGCCTAGTGCTTGTGCGGTCAAAGTCCACCATAGCATACGCACGAATTGTCCATAGTTGCCTTGGTCTTTCCGTGCATAGTTACTCTCAGCAATGATATTGTACAAAGTGTTAGCGTAGGAATAGAACGGTACAAATAGTTGAGTGAGTGCATTTCTTGAACGTTGGATGCCTGCACTGTCTTTTGTATCACCGCTACCGAATATATCTCTTACGGCTCTATCGCCAGCACTAATAGCTTCCTGTTCTACAAATTCTGCCGTTACTCCCTCAACACTTTGTAATTCAAGTACTTTCTTATCGTAGGCAAATTTCCATATAGGAATAGACAATGCGAAATCAGTTTCTGTTAACAGTCTAAATCCCATTTGGTTAATATCATCACGAATATTAGCCAATTGTTCAGCCTTATAACCACCAACATTTGTATCACCTATGCGTAAGCCTTTACCCTCAATGGATAGCCCTTGTTTCAAATCCTTATCTAAGGTTTGAACACGTTCCCTCATGAATATAGATTGAGATAACACAAAATCACGTGTTGCGTTGTACTTGGCTGTACCTACACCATAGAACCCCATACCAGCATCGATAATCGCTTTGAGTGTGTTACCTACACCGATACGATACATGGCAACAGGGATATTCAACGCATTTTGTAATGCTACTGATACACGGCCAGCCATAACTGCGGTAGAGGTATTTTTCTTGAGTGTCATAACCAATCTACCCCATGCATCAAGTTTCGCTGCTTCATCTTTCCAGTTATCTCTAACCCATGTACGCAAGAATTGGTAGGTTTCCATTCCGAATTTATCAACGATATATTCTTGGAAACGGCTATTACCTACTAGCTTATTTACATCCGTTACTGCTTTTCGCATTGTAACGTGATTAATAGCCTCTGTAATCGCATTAGGGATAACATCAAAATCAAGCATCAAGGACTTGCCTTTGACTACATCCAAACGTGATTTAGTAGCACCCATACCTGTACCAAAGATTGCATTACTAGCAATCATCGTTTTGGCAATATCCTCTGTTTCAAAATCAGATACTTTAGCACTGACTTTAGGATTGTACACAATAGGGAAATATTGACCTTGAATTTCTCTACCGCCAATTGTAAATGTAATCCCTTTTTCTTTTTTCAAAGGATTACCATACAATTCCTCTTGTACCTTACTTCGCTCTTCATAGAATGAATTGATATGTTCCCATGTGCGGATAACAAATTCCCAGTCCTTATCCGTCATGTATTCTTGGAACGCTCGTTCCATTTCTACTTCATTACTTTGGATAGTTTCCAATGCACGTTGTCTATTCTTTTCTGTACCCCAATTCAAAGCAAGCATGATGATTTGCTCTTTGGTAACATTGCGTAATTCGCCTACATTATAGAAATGATCATTGCGAACATCAAAGAGTTGTTTCTTGGAATATACTGCTTTTACATCTCTGGCCAATCTATACATAGATTTTTCTTTGTACTCGTTAAATTTCTGAGTAGCTTTATTAATTGGCTCGTAAATATATCTAACTGCAGGGCCATTCTTTCCGCCATCCAACCTGCGTAAGAATGTTTCGACTTTCAATAATGACAAGTTAAAGTTATTCAATGTATTAGACAATGCATCTGCACGGCTGCGGTTGTTTAACTCATTGAATACATTCCCATTATCTCTACCAAATGTTTCGGTTGCCTTATCAATGATTTGGAATATAGCTTCGTCAAATGTAACGTTATTTCCTTTTTCATCGATTAGTGTACTTCCCTCATATTGAGTTCTACCGCTTTTATACATTCCTGTCATGAGTTCCTCTAATTGTTCGAGTTCACTCATTTTGAGAGTACTAAACGTTCTAGGTGATTTAGCATCGAACATTTCGTATATCCATGGTTCAAGTTGTACAGTCGCTTCCTTATCTCCCATAATGTCAGCATCTGCATCGAGCGCTTTAATTACGGCCATCATGTCAAAACCATTAACAGGTTGTAAGCCATCGTACTTAATCAATCCCATTTGATATGCCATATGTGTATAGAAATAACGCATATTAGGTTCAATCATGATAGGGTTTTGACTTCGTGTAATTCTGCCTAATTGGTCTAATAGTTTAGTGCGTAGTTTCTTAATAGCTTTTGAATTTTCAAACGCTACTCTTGCCCTTGCTTGATTAAGCATTTGAGATTGTTTAGCATATAATGCTTCGTCAACTTTACCAACAGCCAATGCACTATCTGCTTTCTTACCATCTCTTACGGCTTGATTTTGGTACTTCTTGTACTGGCTAGCTTGAGATAATGTCAAATCGCCTAATTCATTTTTAGCACGTTCCATGTATTTCGGAATAGTACCAAATCCACCATCACGAATTGCACGCACCGCATCAATGCGTTCTTGCAATTCATCCATTAGCTTTTCAATTCGCTCTTCATTAGACAATGCTTTATTGTCCATGCGTTCTTGCATACGCTCTTGCAAGCGTTCTTTTTGCTCTAGCACTTTATCAAGTCTATTCGTGATCGCTGTTAAGCGTTTAGATAATTCGTTATTTTTATCTTTCAAATCAAGTTCACGTTCTCTAGCTTGTTCTTGTATTTGCTCCTGTTGTGCTTTTAGGTTATCGATTTCATCATTGGCTTTATCTAATTCTTTTGAAACACTTCCTAACTCTTTATCAACTTTTGCTTTGTCCTTTCGTAGAAATTGTTCTTTAGTTAGTTCTTGCTCAATCGGTGCTAGCTCTGCATCTAGGTTTTCACTATTTACATCTAGCTTTTGCAACTTATCCAATAATACCCAGTTTTTAGCTAGTTCCTTATTGGTATGTGCTTTTATTAGACGTGCCTCTTCCTGTGTAAGTTCCATTTGTCCTTGATTGGATAATAACATTTCTTCGGCTATTTCTTGGTTAGATTTTCCTGCGTTCGGATCATTAACAAACTCATTTCTAGCGTTTTCCATTTCCTGTGCTACGGCTTCATCATAAGTACTGCCAGCTTCCTCACGTTCCGCCTTTTCTAACCCCTCAATAGTTCGATATTGAGTATTTTCCAATGCACCATCACCCAATGCCATATATCGTTGATGTTCTTTATAGATAGGATATTCTTCGATTAAACGCTTTTCGATTTCAACTTGTACATCGTCTTTCACTTCTTCCCATTCTTTAATAGGTCGATTGTCTAACTCTTTCATATACTTGCGCATTACACGTTCTTTTGCTTTTTCTTTAATGTCAGCGATATACCCTTGCACTCGTGCTTGTTCGCTTTCGCTCAACTGTTGATACAATTTTGTATTTTCAAACTGCTCTAATGCTTGCTCATGTGCATAGTTTTCAATGTCATCTTGCGTAGCTATCATGCGTGCCATTATATCCTTAATGTCAGATGGTAGTTCACCGCCCAATCGTTGTACACTACGATAAATACGAGTTAACCATTTAGAGAATTGACGGAATACACGTTGTAATCCTTTTGTTGGTGCTTCACCACTTCGTAAGTAGCTTTCCCAACCTCGTGCAAATCTCTCGTGTGCTTTGGTATTGTCTACATTTTCACCATCAACCCAACCGCTCCACTCTTTAAGCGTATTCCAATCATCAAGTAGTTGTTTAGGTGCATTGTCCATAGATGCTAGTTTTTGAATATCATCAAAGAATACATGCCCCATTTCGTGTAGGAATGTACTTCTATCTGCGGTTTTAAAAATGCTGATAATACGTTCGCCATCACTCATGATTTCGGTCATGCCATTTATAGATTGGTTGTACTTTTCAATGATTTTAATTGCTTTATCATCGAACACTACATAGCATCGTCCGTCTGTATATCCATCATATGTAATGCCCTTAACACCAGTTGAGTTTAAAAATTCAGATGCACCTTTATCACCGCCAAATGCTTTTGACAATGCAACATAAACATCTCTTCCTGTATATGGTGTTTTTGTAAATGTATCACCAATACTTTCCAAGATCTTATCTTCTTTTATTTTTTCTTTTGCACCCTCAACTTCTTTCTCTTTTTCTAATGCCGATAACTTTTCATTAATTTCACCTATTAGCTTTTTAGCCATTTCAAATGTATTATCCGCTTTCAACTCGTCAAAGTTATATCCGTACTCAGCAGCAGCTTCTCTAGCGATTTTTTCTTTTATCTTATTTACATTGTTTGTTAAAGCATCGGCTATATAATCCCTATCTTGCTTTATACTCTGTATTTTGCCTAGTAATTTTTTATACTCTTGATTGGTGGTATATGACGGATGCTCTTTATAGTAATCTAATAAAGCTTTTCGCTTATCGATTTCTAAATCATTAACGGCTGATACTATCTTGTTGATAACATCTTTATTTTGCTCTTTGAAATATTTATCTTCATCAAGCATTGTATTTATATCAGGGATATCTACTTTAAATAACTTACCACCCTTTACTCCGCTAGCATCGTTTTTTCTTAATATATCAATTGCCTTTTTTGCTTCGTTTCGATATTTATCACGATATCTGTTTTTATCTAAGCCTTTCTGTAATGATTCTATTGCTTTTTCTTTAGTCCCATGTTCTTCCAATTCGTCAAAAACATAACCTAATGCACTACCATACTCGACTTTTTTTTCACCGTTTGTCCAATCCCCTTCGTTATCTGTAGTCCATTTTTCTCCATTTAATATAACAAAAGAGCCTTTAGCGCCTAAAACATCTTTATACGCTACAGATACTTTCTTATTTTTAGCAAAATATAAGCCCCAACCATGTACTTGGTTCCCCTCACCACTACCAATAGCACCTAAATCAAACTTATCAAAATCATACGGTGAACCATGCCATGCGGATTGGTAGTACTGATAATTATGTTTCTTTCTGAGCTTGTCTAAATCTTTTTCATTTGGTATACTATTGTTAAATATAAACTGTTTAGTACCTAGTTGGGCGATTTGTTGCCTGTTGCTGGTTACTAAGCGGTTTATTTTTTTTGTGTTCCAATAAACCAAATTGCCATTGTTCAACTGATTTATGTACCAATTAGCATTGCGTCTCGGAGTTATTGTTTTAATTTTATTAGCTTGCCATGTTTTTTTACGTCCATTAAATACTGTTGTATTTTTAATTACAACTTGAATATTCTCGCCACTAGCATTAATTCCCTGTTTATTATTAGCGTATGCATCCAATACCACAACGTATTCATTAGGAATGACTTGTTTAGTTACTGGATCATAATTCTTAAAAATAGCAATAGGATTAGCGATTTTTTTGGGTAACTGCTTTAATACTTCAACATCCATTTGCCCTACATGTTTCCCATTTAATGCTTTTTTTATTACGCTTGGATTAATATCGATTTCACCAACAGCGTTTATAAGCTGTAATACCATAGGGCTATCCATGAGTTTTACACTCCCAGTAATTGGTTGTCCATTTAAATGATTATCAATTACGTTACTCCACGCTTGTATGTCATTATTCATTATTTGTTGCATTATTACAGATTGTGCATAGCCATCTTCACCATTAAAGATAGCATTCATTTTGATACGCACACTATCACGCAAATAATCCATAGCGGTATAACCACCACGGCCCATTTGTCGCATATATTGTGCCATTACATCCGCATGATGCGCCATGATTAACGCATTAGCTTTTGCCGTTTCACGTTGTTTTCTATCGGTGCTTTCACCAATTGCTTTAACTACTTTGTTGTACACTTCATAGCCACTCTTGGATAATTGCATTCGTAACGCTATATCATTATCGGCTAATGTAAAAATCTTATCATGCAAGCGTTCAAGGCTTTCAATTTGTTGTAGCGTATGTTCCATGTCAACATGATGGATATTGCTTTGGTTAAGTGCTTCCGTATTATCAGCAAATGCAGTTTGTGCTTTTGCTACGCTTGAATGAAACGCTGCACGTCTACGTTCTGCATTCGTGCGTGGTGCTTTACTGCCATTATTAGATTTATAATCAGTCAACCATTGTGGTTCTACACCACTTGCTGTAGCTTCTTTAATATCATTGTCCATGTTGTCAAAGTCGCTTGCGTAGTTTTCACGATAGTCTTGCACTAGATTTTTATACAAATTATTGTATGCTTGCTTAACCTGTGTAGGATTAGAGAATACTTGGTCTAGTACTTCACGATCTACATCGTTTGCATCTTCAAATTCATCACGGATAATGCTTTCTTTAACTCGTTCTGCTTTCTTTTCGGTAGCATCAACTAGGTTATTATTAAAGGCTTCCACTTCCGCTTTTGCACGTTCAAGGGTTTTCATAGACATACCGCCACGAGTAAAGTATGTACTTTCTTCTAGTGCCTTTACAGTTTCTTCCGTCAAGCCACCGCTTAATTGTGCATACTTTCCGATTGGTACAGGAATATCTGCGTTAGCTTCAATGCCTCTCGATACTTCCTCTTGCGTAACTAAGCCACTATCAATCATATTCTTAATAGCTTGTTGGCCTTGCTCAGTTTCTGCCATTTCATTAACATTTACATACGCGGTAGATACACCTACATTATCGCCCTGTGCTTGTACAATTTTTCCGTACAGTTCAGGGTTTTCTTTTGCCATTTTGTTTGACGATGCATCTTGTTTCAATGCTTGCATGATAGCAGTACCATTTCGATTTTGTTCTGCCATCACGGCTTGTTGTTGTTGCTCAGGTGTTAGCTTTTGAAATTCATGGAACGCTTTCATGGTGTGGATACCACTAATACCGCCACCAATTGCACCTAAACCGATTACAGCTGGTAATGCTTGTAGCATTGCACCGCCTGCACCCACTGCCATATCACCTATGGAATATACTCCCTCAGGGTCATTAGCATTGCGGTATAGGTTATGTTGGAATTTTTCGTTAATGTCTTGCAATCCCTCTTCAACCAATTCAGAACCGCCAGCCTTAACAGATGCTTTGGCCATTTGTGCAACAGTAGTGCCAATGCCCCTATTAAATGTTGCGATTGTATCACTTGTAGCACCTTGTAATACTTTTGACATAACCGCTTTAGGTGCTACTTTACCGATACCTTTAACCATGAAACGTGTAGATGCCATTTCAATACCTGTATCAACTGCAGCATATGTCATAGCGTATTTATAGGCTTCATCATTAGAGTATACTTTATTACCATTTGCATCACGTTTATTAATGAGTTCTAGGTATTTGTTACCGAATGACATTTTGTACATTTCATATGCCATGTCAGCACCGCCACCCCATTTAGCACCAGTTACTGCACCTGCGCCTATACCTACACCATCTGTAGTTAAACCGCCAATTACCGCACCAATTGCACCGCCTATGATTGCACCTGTACCGCCTTGCTTACCCATCATGTATGTTTGTGCTGCCGTTTGTCCGAATACTTCTTGTAATGGATTAGTTCCGTCAGGTGTTCGGTAGTTGCGCAAGTTATTTTGTAAGCGTTCCATTTCTGATGTTAATTCGTTAATACGTTCAGGGTCTTTTGTATGTGCCAATTCAAATCCAACATCGCCCAACTTCATCTGATCGTTCATAGACCAAATACCTTGTTGAATTGCATCGAATGTAGATTTCGTAGCACGAATTGATTGTAGATTGTTGATTGCTTGTAATTGTTCAGCTTGTGAACCATATTTTACTTTATATAGTTCAGGAAATTCATCGTATATATCTTGTAATACTGCGCCACGTTCAACTCGTCTTGATAAGTAATCAGCACGTTCAAATGCTTTATCATCACCACGCATAATTACATCAGGGTCAATATCTAATACCTTCCCCATTCTAACTGCTTCGTTATAACGTAGGGTATCATTATTGTATAGAAACAATCTATCCGTATTACTAACAACACTTGTAGGAAGTACTTTCTGTAATGACTGTCCTAGTGGTTCTAAACCTTGATATGGATTGTCAGCTTTACCAAACGGATAATATGTAGTTGTACCATCAGCATTAGTTTCTTCCATTGTGCGTGGTGTATTTGCAATAGCCTTAATTGCATTAATAGCATTATCAACTACTTGTGCCGTTGTATCTATCCCTGCACCTATTGCATTACCAACCTCAGTAAAACCGCCAGTAGGTTTAGACTGAACACCAGCACTAGCACTAAAAGATGGTGATGTTTTAACATAGCCATTCTGTACAGCTAGTGCTTCTTGCCGTTCTTGTTCAAGTGTTTGTTTAGCCATTTTTAATCTCCGTTATCGTTATATCTTCTTTGCATGTTGTTATACACGCTTTCGTAAATATCTCTTGTTGAGCCATCTTGATATGTTACACGCACATAATGGTTGCCAACAGGTTCAACATGCACAATACCCATTGCTCTGTTGCTTGCTGCGCTAATAGGTGCGCTATAATCATCACCATCACCGAAATATGGTTTTTCCGTACTTCGTAATGTTTGTGTTGCCAATGCGCCCTCAAATATATCATGCATTTCTGCTTCTGTAGGCGCTCTGCCGTGTTTGCTTTCAAAGTCAGCTTTACGGCTTAACATCTCTTGTTTAACACCATATTCAAAACTTGAACGCAATGATTTGTCAGCAGGCAACGCACTTTGTATTTCGCTATCATAAGGTGTTAAATCAATTTTGTTGGCCTTTAATCGGTTATCGTTTGCTTCGAGTAACACTCCATCAAAACTATCATCAACAACTTTATCAGGGTACACTCTCTGTGCGTGTGCTAGTGTTTCTTCGTATGTATGAGTTTCAGCATATTTTTTCAACTCAAACTTTTGTTTTGCATTCAGTTTAAGGCCTTTTTCATACATAGAATCAAGTTTAGGTCGCATTGATGCTTCTGTACCGCTCCACGCTTCCTTTTCCATATCGGTCTGTGCGCCTGCTGCTTGTGCGTGTGCATAAGATGATGCACCTACATAATCGCCTTTTGCTATTAATTGGTTATATACAATTTTAGCTGCAGTAATTCTATCTTTAGCCTGCTTGGCTTCGATGTTCATTTGCATTGTCAGCCAACCTTTATAATTTTCACGGCCTTGTTTAACAGCCTTTTCAATCTGATCTTCCGAATAAACAGGTTGACCGCCTTTAGTCATAGGTGCATTGCGCATTAATTCTTTATAATGGCCTGCATCTGCGCCATAATATCCACCTGCTTTTAACTTATCAGCGTATTCATCTATGCTCTGTGCGTTGACTGCGCCATTTGGTTTAATATAGTGTTCAATCCAATCATCCACAAACTCTTCATCGGAATTATACACTTTGTAATAATTCGTTCCATCTGGTTGTTTGTTATCTTCTCCATTAGGCTCTGATTGAGTTAATCCTGCATAGTTACGATTTTCTTTTGCCAGCCTACTGAGTTCACCGCCAAGCGTTCCCTCTGCATACAACTGCCTATATGCAATTTCTGTATTGATACCATACTTATTATGTGCATATTGTGCTAACTTCCATAAATGTTGATTAGCACCAATACCTGACTGCATGGCTTCCTTGTTTTTGGCTTCCATTTGCGAACGTATGCGTGAACCCATAATGTCCATACCACGATTTACATCATCGCCTGCAGCCAATCGAATTGCGCCGAAATCGTTTTCATTGTTAGCGATTTTGTTTATACCCATTTGTTGGTACATTTTCCTGTATGGTGTTAATACATTCTCACTAGCAAGCCCAGTTAATGCAGTCAACTGCTTATCCAATGTTTCTGAATTGTTATCAGCAACAGTTTTATCTAATAAGGTTTTAGCATTAAGATCATAGTTTTGTTGTTTTTTAGATGCTATTTGTTCATCATCAAGCCCTAATTGTTTACCAGTTGCTTCTATTAAATCGCCTGTTAATGTTAATGTTTTCATTTGTTGATTAACATCATTCGTTTGTAACAGATTGTTATTCAAGTTATTGATTTGATTTTGTGTGGCTGTGCTTAGTGCATCCTCGTACTGACCCCTCATGTACCTAGATATACCATCTAAATCGTTTGTTTTTGATGTTTCAACCGCTTTATTGAAAGCGTTTACCGCATCAGTTGTACGTAAGTTATATTTAGCAGCAAGTTCGCTTTGGAATTTTTGTGTACTCTCAAGGTATGTAGGTAGTATCCCTTGTGCATTCATACCTTTTTGGTACATTAACCCTTTATCTTTATCAAATTTTAATTCAGTTACTTTTTGATTAAATTCGTTAATAGCATTTGTAGCATTGATATAATCTTTCTGTTTGTCGATTTCAAGCCAAGTTTTAGATGCATCATCCAATGCTTTTGCAAATGTGTTAATTCCGTTTTGATTAACACCATATGCTTCCGCATTGATTGTTGGTCTAAACTCACCATTAACTGTATTCAATCTTTCATTTTGTTCATAATTAACTAATTTCATAGTTACCTGCCGTTAAAAGTCCAAACTTTCTTAACTGTTTTAACTGGTCTTTCTGTTACACCATTTACATCACCGCCATATTGAGTTGTGTATTTACCACCTGCATATTGTTGTTTCAATCCGTACATGCTAGATGCACCACTCAAGATAGTACCAAGCATTTGCAATCGCCCTTGCGTTTTAGCATTAGATGCAGCTGCTCTTGCACTACTAGCTTCATTGCGGTAATTAACACCATTAAGATATTCATTGTAGATACTGTTATTCTTGTTAGTTTCCCAATTGTTAATATCCTTGTTGTATTCATCGTAGCTACTAGCCATTAATTGTAATGGTGTGCCACTCATGGATAACCCTGTAGCGCCTGCTTCTGCCGTGTTCTGACCTGCAATTAACCGCATTTTATTGTCCATCTTATCTCGCTCTTGTAGTGCTTGATTGGCAATATCCTGTTGTTTCCTATCAGATATACGTGCATTAGCTTCTGCTGCCTGTGCCTGTGCATTATACATTGCAGTTTGTGCTTTTGTTTGTTGGTGTTGCCCCCACAATTGAGTAACCATTTGACCTGCCATTAATGCAATAGGATTACACATTTGCATCCCCCTTTCTCAATGTAAATAGTTCCATTCCGTTATGTGTTATATCAGAATGAATAACCGCTCCTAGGGATGTTAGCCATCGCTTCGAGCGGTTATTTTTCTTATGTATGAAATTGAATAAACATTCATGAGTGGATAGCCACTCTTTTATGATTGAGTTACTTCGCTTCAGAAATTCCTTTTGTAATTTCAAATTAGTATCTAGTATCTTATTCCCTAGGAAATAAATACAGTACATTCCGTTAATTGGCTTTTTTGAGATACCATATACGGCTATTGGTACATCATTCTCAATTACAATGTGGTTTTCATAGTCATCACTGCATATATCTCTCACGAAATCATTTTTTCCATAATTTGGAAAATTTTGGTTCGCTATATTGACCTCTAAGGTGTCTATGGCTCGTAAGTTGATATATAAGTCATGAATTAATGAAGTGTGCCTTACAGGGCAAATATCAAAGTCCTGTAACATTTGGAAAACCACCACCTATTTCTATTTCTCTCGTAACGCTTAAAAGGTTAAATGGATAAGGTTTTTCGTGCAAAATGCATACAGATGCATCGGTTGAGTACACTCCATCGAATTTTGGCAATATACATACCTTATCGCCACTGTATAACTTGAGTGGCGGTAATGAAATATCATCCATATGGTTGAAGTTTCTTCCGATTTTGCCACCGAATGAATTTAAGATGTTCATCGATAATCTACTCATCGTTAATTGTCTACCTTGCAACGTACCATCTTGTATTTGCATTTCAATACTCGGAATACGTAATCGTGTAGTGTAGTTAATACCAACGGCTACACTTTGTGCCTTACCATCGATATTAATAATTGCCGTAGGTGGTACTTCCTTAATTGGCCGTTCCCTACCATTAACTACAATCTGTACATCCTCACCAATTAGATGAGGTACTGTGATAGTGCTGATATTCTCTGTGCTAGTTTGTCGGATATAACAATCCATATACACGTTGTTATTATCAGCGTTATACATCGGCTCAAATCGTTCAATACACATGACTGTACCGCTTTTGAAATCACGCTCCACAATAACATACAAACTATCTTGTTCGCCCTCAGCTACACTCTCAGCGTATTTGTATTTGCCTTTTGTGGTGAAGTGCGACCATGCGTATACCTTTTGTTCTGGTATGTAAGTTAGACAATCGATATTGCCATCATCTGTTACGTAGTAAACGATACTATCTGGATCTTGTGCATAAGCACTGGTAATAAAATTACGATACTTTGTCAGATGCTTAACAAATAGAGTTAAGTCAGCCCCTGTGTAGTTATCGCTTTCATACGAGTAACCTAAATCACGCACTACGCACCCTCTAGCTTGCACATACACACATCTATTCCCTATGTATTGTGGCTCACATTCAGATGCACCACGTTGGGTTTGTGTGCGTAGATTGCAGTTAGTCGGTGTGATAGTTTTAGAACCATCAATTATCCATTCGTTGCCACTTGTCAAAATCAATAAGTCATTAGCAGGTATCAAGTGTCTAATGTCATACATTTTGCGATTAATTACTGGTAGTGTGATTGCACTATCATCTGTAATCGTACCGCCTACCTTTTCTACACCAAAGTTTGAATAATCGCCTGTGCGACTAAACCATATGTAGTTAGGATATTGAAAGCTAGATGCTAGGATAAACCTATCTTGGTAAAACGTGCATACACGAGGATAACCAAGGCCTTTTCCCCATTGTCCAAATCTGAATTTAGAGGTGGCTTCGTTATCTACAACGCTATTCAATATATTTACTTTAACGTGCTTACTATCAACAAATTCTTTAATTTCAACTACGCCATAATTAGAATGTGGCAAGAATGATAAGTCTACATTAACGCTACCGCCTTTTAAATCAGATACAACTTTCAATTTAGCACTAGGTGTAACCTTGCCTGTGTCGGTTACGTTGTAGTCATTGTTGGATGTATATACCCTGTAATCTTTCCATGTAGTGCCGTTATCATTGCTGATTTGGATTTTAACAGTACCATTCCAAGTGCCATGTGATGTGAATTTCCACGATAAATCCTCATCACTACTGAATTGTTCTACATCATAATTGATGTTGTTGTATTTATTTTCAGCCATAAGAATACGTTCATCATCACCATCATAACTGCCTTTTATCACTTTTCCTATTTCACTTGTTATAATCGCTTTTACATAATGTTCAATCTGCATGACTGAACCAACCATATCAGCATTGAATACATCCTTTGTGGCGGTTAAGGTATCGCCATTCAAGATTACAGTACTTTCTTTGTCGATGTTAACTTCGCCGTATGGTTGCTCTGATAACTTATATGTATCAAATCGCCAGTCCGTATCGCTATATCGTGATAGCGTTTTAACAGGATACTTACCACTACAAATGAACATTACATCACCACTTTGGATGCAGTTTAATTTATCAACTACATCACTTTCAAATGGTGTTTCTAGTTCAATACCTGTATAGATACCATTCCGCCACACTCGGATATACTGCTCACCGATTTCAAGTAGGAATGATTTATTCTTTTCAGCCGTAAATTCAAATAGCCGTGTAGACTTATCTTTGTTTTTGACTTGCCCTATATACTCTGACCCTTGCCGTCTAGCGACTGCTCCATAAGGTCTGATGACTGCATTTTCTGCTAATAGCAACGCACTTTTGAATTGATCTAGGTCGAATCGCCTAGATACATCAGGCGAAATCTCACCAGTTGTAAATGCAAGTTGTGATATATACATTGGTTTCATGATTACCAACTCCTTGCTTTTACATAGTTAGAAATATATGGCATATCTTGCCTACGTTCTTTAGCACTCAATGATTTAGCTTCTTGCGTTGCTGCTTGATAGAGTTTGTAGCATTGGTCGAATAAGCCACTATTACCAGTCAATGGCATGGCTAATTCAGCCCCCATTTTAGACTTCAAGGCCTGTACGAATACAGGACTGAATACATCTATATCTTGCACATCGTACACGTAATCGATGTACGCAAGCGGTACATCACTCACTATGTACTTTGTGTTATCGTCAAAGGTAAATACATCATATTCTTTTTGCCTATCCGTTCTAAATCGTTCCCCTTTAGGAATAACCCCAAGGATACGGATGCACTTTTCTGGATACGCATATACATATTCATATCCAGCTAACTTATGTTCAGATAGTACACACTCTTCACGCTTACGAGCGAAATTCCATTCATATTGAGATAGTAGCATCTTGCGTGTAGCATCATAGTGCAATCTGCATTGTCTAGCCGTTTCTGTTTCTTCATCAAGGCCGTATATCCTACCGCCATTGATTAATGACAAAGCCATGTTGCAAATATCAGTAGGTGTCATATTGCCCCCTTTGTAGTAAAAAAGAGGGATGCATACGCACCCCTCATTCTGTTATTCTTCAGTTTCTTCCGATTTCTTGCCACGTTTCTTTGGCTTATCTTCTACAGTTTCATCTGTAGCATCGGTTTCTTCTGCGCCTACAGCTTCAAACAAATCATTGAAGTAATCTTTATCGTATTCAGCTACTTCTTCTTTTGTAAGTTCTACTGTTTGTCCTTCTTCAATTAAACCCTTTGTATTGTGATACAAAGTTACTTTTGCAATGTATTCCATGTTACCCCCTATTTGCTAGTGATACCGCTAGTTAAGAATACAGAAATTGTGCCAGCCGTTGCATTGTTGACATTAGCACGTGTATAACGTTTAACACCATTTGCCAAGCGCACTTTATATTCGTACCCAGCTGGTGCATTGGCTGGTAATGTAATACCATGCAACAATACAGGGTTAGCAATGTTTTCTGTATCAGATGTATATACGTTGATTAATGCAGTACCAGTTAATGCTTTGTCTACACGAACAACTAACCACAAGTTAGGGTCAGCATCACCGCTAGTAATCATAACATCGGAGTTGACATTGCCAGATAATTCACGTTTCCAATGGAATGTATTTAAAGTATCGATAATCATGTATTTTCTCCTCTCTACTATGCAGTAACACGTGCTTCTGTGGAAAGCAATGCATCAATTTTACGAACAGGAATACCATTCGCACGAGTAACCATTTTACCCATTTCCATATCTTCTGTGATAGTAGAACCATGTACTTTATTCTTTTGCAAGCGTAAGAATGTACGCAATTCTTGGTTCATATACCATACAGGACGGCAACCAGTAAGAGATTGCATTTTTTCTTCTGCACGAATCATCAAGTTAATCAAGTTAGGGCCTGCGGAAATATCTTCTTTGATAGATTTCATATCGATATTAGCGATACGTACTACATATCTCCAATCACGCACGGATAAACCGATGTTTTGTTTGAAATGAGTACGATAACCTTGGAACATAGAACCATCAGCTTTAGTTACTGTTACTTCGCCTAAATCTTCTTGTTCTAAACCACCTTGACTGCCACGTGGATAAATACCATGTACAGTAAGAGGGCCCCAACCTACGAGCCACATAGAGGCAAGGTTAGCAGTACCGCCTGCATCAATAATGTTTTTAGCACAATCAGCTTTTTTCACATCCAATGTATTGAAACGTGCGGATAAGCCAATGAATTTTTCTGGTGTAGTTTCATCACCATAAAAAAGTGTGCGTGCGATTTCTTGGCCCATGCTTTCAACAAATGCAGCATCTTCTGTTGCACGGAACGCTACAGGGTCATTAGAAAGTTTAACTAAGTCTTTATCCACTTCGGAATATGATTCCAACATACCACAAGTATCAATGATTTGTTTGGTAGTGGATTTAGATGGTTGTACACCGCCATACAACATGCGCCATGTAGTGGATGGTAATCCAGTACGTACAGTTGTTTTGTTGGATGTGCCATCATTACATTCAATCATTGTCATGTCTTGAATGATTTCGTTTGTTTGGTTCAATTGCTCAATGATTTGTGCAATTTTACCATTTGGATCCATACGAGTTTGTAAATCCAATAATGTAGGATTGTTAGTTCCAATTGTAGCCATTAATTAATCTCCTTTAGTCTTTAAACATGGACGGATACATATTCCGTCTAATAGCTTCATCCGATTGATTATTTGCAGGTCTGTTATTCCCTGCGTTGCTATCTTCGCTTGCCATACCAGCAATATGTGCGAATAGTTGAATTACTTCTACACGATTACCCAAGCCATTTTCAGCTAGGATTTCACGGATATTAGGAATTGTCTTTTCTACTGCTTCAACACCTGCGGCCGCTTGGCTAACAGTAGTATCGAATTTGTTACCTAATACCTCACGAGCGTTTTCTGCGTAACCTTTGTATTGTGCTTTGAGTGCTTCTTGCTTTTGGTTCTCATAGGCCGTTACAAGATTGGTTGCATATTGATTGCCAAACTTAGCCATCTGTAATGCTTGCTCTTGCGTTGCGCCTACACCATTAAGCATTTTTGAAAACTCATCTGCGATGGTTTGGTCGACTTCGCCACCCTCAAATGCAGTTGAGAAATCATATACAGTAGGTTCTGCAGGTTGGTCTGTGTTAGTATCACCGCCACCGCCTAAAATCGTACTTTGTTGGTCTTGTGTGTTCGTGTCCTGTGGTGTACCACCATTTGCACTATCCGTGTTATTGTTTGTGCCTTGTTCTAAATTTTCATCCATGGTTATTCACCTTTCTTTAATTCGTTTTCTTCAAGCGTTTTAAAATATTTCTGCATCTGAATATTTTCTATTTGTGCTAGGTGGTATTTCTTAACACCCTCTACACCATCGCCAATCTTTCCTAAATCGTTTTGCAACAAAATAGCAACAGCCCTCATTCCCTCGTTAAAGAATGTTGTACTGTTGCCTGTGAATGATTGGCTATTCAGTTTTGCTCTGTCAAGAATGCGATAAAAAAACCACCTACCGAGTTCATCGCTCAGTACGTGGTTTAGCGCTTCGATATCACGCTCACGCATATAATCTCTTTTTTGTTTCATCTAGTACCCCATTCCCATTAACTGTTGCATTACAGGGTTTCCATCATTTGCTGCATCAGTTGCTTGTTTAGCTGCACTAGCCATTTGAGGTGCTAATTGTGCCGCTTGCATCATTTGTGCTTGTTCCTCTTGTTCTTGTTGTGCCTGTTGCTGTTCTTCCATCTTAGCTTGATATTCGTCATTCGATACAATTACTTTTGCAGGTACACCGAGGTTAACACCATAATAATCCGCTGCTTCCTCAAAATTAAATTTTTGTAGGATATTAGGATTGCCCTGTGCTAATGACATAAGGAACGCAAAATACTGTTCGATTGAAGTTAATGAAGATACTTTCTGTGCCTGTGCCAATGGTGAAATGTACTCTATCTTGACATCTTGGCCGTTTAATTCTTCCGCTAATGCTTCATCGATTGGCGGAAACACACCTGCACGATCTAATATCGCATAGGTACGTTCGATAATCGGATTAAGAAATTCAGATAGTAGCCGTTCCACTACAGGCCCTAATTGTTGTAGCTTCTCTTGCGTGCGTTCCATGACTTCCCTTGCCGTCATTTGTCCATTGTCCATGTTATCCAGCATTAGGAATAAGTCAGCACTATATGCACGCTTGATACTGTCTTTAACTTCGATGATTTGTTGCATAATCCAATCTAGGTTGATACCTACGTTAAAGATAGGTTCAACCTTACCGCCTGTATCGACCTCTGTTATACCGCCTGGAAACAGTGATACGCTACCGATTACATCAGATGTTACGGCCATTGGTGGTTTTACACCTAACTCAATAGCTGTTAATCGGTCTAGTTCTAACTTCTGCAACATCATCGCATCAGATTGTGCGAACCATGCACTACCTTTACCATAACCATTTAGATCATGTGTAGTGTGCCGTGCAATCGGAATAGGCCATTCTTCATAGCCACTATGTCGCAAGATTTCATCGTCTCTGCTCCCCTCAACCCAGTAAATAGAGGAGTAAGGCATGTTCTTGTTACCCAGTTTTCCGTTGCGGTCTTTGTTTTCGCATACTAGCCAACAAACAGTATATACAGTTGCGTTACCCTTGCCATCATCGTATGCGTTTTTAATCTTATCGGTACAGTTATCATATCCAAACTCTTCCACGAGTTGGTCGCAAGTCATGTTATATTTCCGCCCAAACGTATTAACCTCACCATTAGCATTACATTCTAATGCGTAAGTACCGATTGGATACGATGTGAAACGTACACCGACTTTACCATCAGGCATGATTGACATCGGTGCTTGTCCGAATGGTAACTCCATATAGACTTGGTGAACCACATTGTAGAAATTGGATTTTGCAAATACTGCATACAATATCTCTTCACGTTCATCTAATACTTTTGCTACATCGCTATTCGCCGCCATATCCGTATTTTCCATGGTTAGCTTAAACCATTTACGGCTAGGCGGTGTCATTCCACTCATTACACCACTTGCAAATATCTGGCAACTTTCCCATGCAATACCAGTAAGGATTTTATCTGTATACAACTTAGATTGGTCTTGTTCACCATCAAACACACCAAGGAATGGCAACTGATAGTCTCTAATCATCTTCCATTTCTCAACGTACTTTTGACGATTGGTGAACATCTGATTGAATTTAGCTTTTATTTTCTTGTAGTCTTTTGGTTTAGTTACAGGCTTTTCTGTAGGTTGCCTTGCTAGGCTTGATAAGATAGTACTCATATTAACCGCCTAATGTTGTTTTGCCTGTCGCTTGACTTAAAGCGCTAGCCAAGATTGTACTATCATAACCAGTTTTCTTGCGTTTCTTGTCTGTGAACCATTGTTCATCTCTTTTTTGTGCCATATCATCAGTTTGTGCAACTGGTGTAGGCGATGGTGCTGGTTGCTTAATATCTGGTGTTTTAGCTTTCATACACATTCACATTCCCCCTTTACCCAAATGGTTTGTACTCTGTATTCGCTACTCTTCTGTGATTGCCATTTACTTTTTTATTGACCCTAAATGCAAAGGTCAAGGCTAATGCATCGCCTTTATTTGGTGATGGTAGCCCTCGTTCTTTCATGTCCTTTTTGCTTTCAAGTTGGATACGGCCATTCTTATCAATGATCGCTTCTGGCCCTACGAGGTCATCATATAATCCTTGTTCATTAGGAATTGAACCGCCCTCTTTTAACCATTCTTTCATCTCACCCCACATGTACGCACGCATATTGAGGTACATATTGTTAGGCGATGCACCACCAAAGGCAACTAACCGCCATTTTCTACCCATTGATTTGCCAATACTATAAATACCAGTGCCGTAACCTTGGTCTATGAATACTGCATCGGCTTTGTACTCGTCCTCAAATTGTGCTATTAGGTTAGCCATACGCATATCATCATCATTCTTTTCAACGGTTGCCAAGCACTTCATAGAGTATCCATTACGCATTACGATTTCTAGTGTATCGCCACCAGTCCATGCAGGATCTACACCGATTATCGTTGGTAGGTTATTAAACTGTCCTACTTTGTATACTCGTTTCTGTGCTTCATCAACGATTGTTGCGGATATGAATTGTGTATCAGATGCACTAGGGAAAACACCCCTAACACGAATTTTCACAAAATCACTATCTTCTCCGTAGAGTTCGACCCATTCATTTAACAAAACTTTGTTTGAAACTTTAACAGTTCGACTGTCAATTTGTTCTGTGTGCCAATAATTGCGATACTTTCTAAAGCATTCTCTAAAACGCCCACTATTTTTAGTAGGGTTTCCAAATGCACACCATATAATCTCAGTTTCCTTATCCGTCAAAGCACCCTCTGCAACTTCCCAAATAATATCTGCTATAGAAGATGCCTCATCAAATATGATAAGGATACGATTTCCTTGATTATGTAGACCAGCGAATGCATCAGGATTGCTTTCCGACCACGGAATAGCATCTATTCGCCATGTTTTCTCGTACTGTTTGTCAGCACTAAATAAAGCTGTAGCAGTGTATGTAAATAGTTCCTTTCCTATAAACAGGTTGTACCACTTACTCAACTCCGCCCATGTTTTAGACGATAACTGTTTTTCTGTATTAGCAGTAACTACACCTCTTGTATTTTCGTGTGTGGCCATAGCAAACAAAATAAGAAACGATACTAATGTTGATTTTCCGATGCCATGACCTGATGCAATTGCAATTTTAATTGCCTTTGAAAGGCTTTTACCTTTCTTTAATTCATCCCCAATCTTTTTTAAGATTTTAATTTGCCATTCATCAGGGCCGTCAAAGTTTTCAAGTGGTGTTCCTTTTTCTCCCCAAGGGAATGCGAAATATACAAAGCCTAATGGATCATGCGTAAATGAACCCAACGCATCAATCAGTTGTGCCTTGTTGTACTTCATCTGATTTCACCCTTGCTTGTTTCATGCGGTCTGATATGTCAATCTCTATTTCTGCATCAAGTTTTACCTTGTCAGTAAATAGCATGTGCCTTTTACCCAACAACTCGGCTGCTTTAGTTCTATCTGCAATTGATGCATCCAAGCCAAATGCATCTTTTTCTTCACCATTCATTACCTTAGTTAGGTACTCCAGCACTTCATCAGCCGTTGCGATTGTGTTTTTACTACGCTTTTCCATTACATCATCTATGTATTTACGTACCTTTACTTTTCTTAACAGCTGACTTCCCTTACTTGATGCACTTTTTTCTGCATATCCAGCCTTAATTGCACTCTGTGTTGCATTGGTAGTCTTGATATACTCATCTGCAAATATACGTTCTTTTTCTGTTAAGGTGCTAGCATCTGCCATATATCAATCACCACCTTTATATGTCTTAACTAAAAATAGCAGTACTTCATGTTGCTTAGTACTGCTATACTCACTTTCTTTTTTATAGAGTTGTCCTTGCTTGAATGTTTTTCCCTTTTTGTACTTATGAGGGAATGTCAGTTTGTATTCTTCCTCTGTGTACATTCGATTAACGATATATACCTTGCAAGGCTTATCGTATTTGCTCCATAATTGCCTTACATCGACTACATACCGCCTGCCGTTCATTTGTAATGCTTTAAGCAGTTTCTTTATTGTAGGTTGATAATTCACATCAAGCACCACACAATACCAACTATAATCAATACACCGCACACAATAGCTAGGCAATCAATAATGCTTAACACGTTATCTTCTCTATGTTCAAACGCATATTTTGCTTTCGCTTGTAGGTCTTTATTGTCTAAATCTTGTGCAGCTTTTTTGAATAACGCTCTATCTTTAATGAATTGTTTAATTGCTTTAATCATTTTAGTACTTCACCGCCTTTCCGCTTTAACTTCCCATTAGATCTAATACACAAACCGCATGTACTTTTTCTTGCATTCCCCTGTGTGATGTATGTTTGGCATAATCCGTCATACTCAATGACATTAGCCGTGCATTTCCCTTTCTTGTTGTTCAAGCATTTACGCTTACAACACAATATATCAGTCATCATTTCTCCCCTTTTGATAACTTTATACAAAAAACGAGATATATCGCCGTGGATATACCTCATTATGTGATAGTTTTATTCATTTTCATTGTATACTCAAAACCAAAGTTATATAGTTAGCTATTCGCCAACACGAGTATATGAATTGTAATCACGGCTAACACTCGCTAATTATCACTAACCAAGATACTCGGTTCTACAGAACGTATATAGCTTTAGTTTTCAGTATGCAATTGCACTCTCTAAACTAATACCGCCAGTTGTTTGTAGTATGTAACATTTTTTTGCTTAAGGTTTTATCTCATGAAACGTATAGTTGGTTGTTATTGCAATATTGGAAAGGATTATATGTGCGGTATTAGTTTACAAAATGCAATGTAAGAGGTGCGGTGCAGTTAGAAAATAATATAGATTGTAATGACTTAGAAACAATACTCGTTGATTTTCAAATACAAAATATAAAACCGCACCTCAATTGCTATTTAGTTTTTAGAGTTGCTCATTAGCAACTCTTACACCTTATATTCTACTATATGTTTTTAGGTGTTTATACTGACATTTACTGACATTTCATGACATTTACTGACATTTCAACCTGCCTATTTCAATCAATGCTTTTTCTTTATATCTCATAGCCTGTCTTTCGTTGAATTGGTTCTCAAAAACCGAATGTGCTTGTTTGGCTGACATTCCAAGTAGGTATTCATAACGTAACATTGTACCGCCTATTTCTTCTGTTAGGCTATTGATCGTGTTGATTACATCGCACTTGTACTCACTCAATTCATCAATCCGTCTGCGTTGTTCTTTTTCTGTATCAATAAACCTTGCTACGCTATTTTCTAATCCGCAAGGAACACCGCCACCGCTCACTTTATCTTTGGAATAATCGATCGCACTAATCGATGTGATGTTACATCGTAGTTGTTCTATTTCTTTTGCAATTGACTTTATTTGTTCATCAACTGTCTTTGCAGGCTCAAGGTATTTTCTAGCACTACTGATTAATCTCTTTTCACTTTTTGTCGGTTCATTCAAATATTACTCACCACCCAACATAACACCAGCACCAAAGATAATTAACACAATACCAATTATTGCCTGTATAAATAGCATTATCGCACTTCCATCTTCATAATCATCAAAGTAATCGTCTAAAACTACTACTAAAACAGGCGAAATACACAATATCAATCCGATTGTAATTAAATTTTCAGCCATATGTTTATACCTCTGCTAGTTTTGCGTATATCCACGGAGTAACACAATATTCCACATTACTAACACTCCACGATGTAGCGCCATTATCAAAAGCATAGACTGTATTGTTTTGTACTTTAGCAAAATATTTTTTAACCCAATTACATCCATCAAAACTAACTAATATAGGTGTATCAACCGCCACTTTCGACCAATCAACAATACCTAATTCTTCTGCAATGTTCATTATCTCGCCACATTCTAAACTAGGTAACACGCTTTTCAACTCAATATGTTTATATATTTCACAAAGACCGATACTCCTAAATAAACCATTAACTATAGTTGGTTCTCTTTTAGTTATATAAACATAGTCATCTAAACTACCAACTATATACCGCCACCCATCATCATATAACTTTTGTAGCACCCACTCTCTACCTTGTTTATCTGTGATCATACTCTACCCATTCTCCTTTATCTTCATTCCATTTGTACCACTTCACGTTTTTTACAAACATTCCGTTTTCTTGTAAATCATCTTGCATTTCACCGATACAAAATTCATCATCGCCACTTTCATAAGCCAGTTGCTTTAGAAGTTCAAATGCACTTTCCCATGTGTCATGCGGTGCTATGTAATAATCAGAATGTTCTGTATATCCGCTATATCTTAACATTTGTTATCACCTTGTTCATCTTTCCATCGCTTTAACGCATTGTTCCATTCTTCCTTACGCTCATTTTCAATGAAATTCATATACTTAAAGAGTGCTTCTCTTCGTACCATTCTTGTATATTCCTCTAATGACATTCGTCCGTACCTTAAATCGAACATACTTAGCATCATTTCAGTTTTTACATCGCCTATACAATATTCTACAAAAATACCATCTACTCTATTTTTAATGACAGGCTTATATATATCGTTACCATGCACTATTGTTAACGCACTCGATAATAGTTCAAAATCTATCATAGTTACCTCTTATGATAAGGCGGATATTTCACCGCCTATATCTATCCAACCAATACTTTAATTAAAACCGCAAACCCAAATATCAAAGCTACTAGCGATACCCCCATGATCGCATTGAAAAACAACTCTTGCATAAACCCAAATGCATTTCTATTAGCTTTTGCATCCCTATTAGCCATCGCTTTGAAGTCTTGTGTTTTCGTTTGTAGGTTTTCTATATCACCTGTATATGTTCTAATCGGTATACACATTTATTTACCAGCTTTCAATTCTTCAACTTCCGCTACTAATTGATTTACCAACTCTTCAAGTTGTTTGATTTTGCCTTTATGGTTAGTTTCATATTCACTACCTTTACCAAGTCTAAAAGATACACCTGCATTAATCATTTTGTTGGCCAATGTAGCACCCAAGCTAAACATTACATGCTCCGTTGGTGCATAGAACATTCCAAGTGCTACATCATTTGCGTTTTTGTAGTGGCCGTATCCTACCGCAAATGTTAATTTATCATCAGAATTGTAGCCTAGGTAATGCAACGCACTTAGTGCTGCATTAGATGCACCAGCTTTTGCTACTTCATGCATCACGTTTGAGATTTGACCTACTGTATTACGTTCTAAATCCGTAATGCGTGTTTCGTGGTTATTAATTCTATCCGTATTATTCAAAATGGCTTGGCTATTTTGCCCTACACGCTCGTTTGTAGCGGTTAGAGTGTTATTAATCGTTGTAAATCCATTATCCACCTTAGAGGTCAAATTAGAGATATTTGTGGTATTGCGTGTTACTCGTTTATCTAAACAGTTCACATCTTTTTGAAGTTTTGCAATGTGTGTTCCATTTGTTTCAATCTCGTCATACGCTGCGAATAACTGACTGCCATTCACTGCATCTAAACTGCTAGGGTCTACACGGCCCGCACTTACATTGTGCAGTTGTCGGTTGTAGTTACTAATTCCACTGTATGTATCGCTTTTCTTACTACCAAAGGATACTACGCTATTAGGACTTTCACCTGCGAACACGTGAGTTACACCATTCAATACAACTTGTCTAACACCTACAGGGTTATCCGTTTGACTGTTTGTGCCAATCGCTACGGAATTTTGAACAGGTGCTGATGCATTGTTACCGATGACTACTGCATCAATACCACGCACTACACTGTGCGTTCCTACCGCGATTGCACCTTGGTTATCCACTGTATTATTAGCACCTAATACAGTTTGTTCTTTATTGTTGCCTACGTAATTGTTGTATCCAATTACGCTTGCTTGGTCGGCTTCAATTGTTCCGTTACCACCACCGATTACAACACTATCATTTCCTGTTACTTTATTATCACGGCCAATTGCAATTGTATTTGTGCCTGTAACTACTGTATTTGCACCTACGGCTACAGAATTGTAACCGCTTACTACTGGTGCTTGTGTGTTAGGCTCTACTGGCCCTGTTACAACACCGCTTGCTAATACATTACCGCCAATTGTACCCATAATCATTGTTGCTAATACTAATTTATTCATGTTTATTTTCTCCTTTTACTGTCTTTCTACTGTCTTTTTCTGTCTTTCTACTGTCTTTTTTATTTGCCAGTACTACCATATCCGCCATCGCCACGTTCTGTTTCGCTGAGTGTTTGTGCTTCTTCTACATCTACCACTGCGATTGGTACGATGATTAATTGTGCGATGCGATCACCTCTAAATATTGTGTAATCATTACAGGATACATTTTCATATGCGATGCTTAATTCTCCTCTATAATCTGCATCGATAATTCCTACGCTATTTGCACATCTTAGAGGTGTTTTGCTCATACTGCTTCTTGGTACTAATAGCCCCATATGTCCTTTAGGTATTTCTACTGCTATCCCTAATGGTATTTTCTTTTGACTGTCAGCAGGTACTTTAATCTGAAAAGGGCAATATAAGTCTAATCCAGCTGCATCCTTACTACCTCTAGTCGGTAGTTGTGCGTATTCATTTAATAGTTTCACTAACATTATTCCATTCTCCCCAATTCTTCGCTCTAACAACTCGATTGCTCGATATATTCAACTCAGCCATAATTTGTTTATTCGTTAAGCCTTTCTTGCATAACGAAATTACTTTATCAGTCAATGCAAATTCATCTTGTATGCTTCTTTTTGTAGGCAATCCTCTGCCTTTGTCAGTAACAATATGTATAGCTTCGCTTATATCCAGTTCACCCCACACCACCGATGCTAATGCTAGCCAGTTCTTGCAATTGTGTGGAATACCATATGTTGATGTATTAACTGCCATTACTCAATCCACTTTCTTTGTACATTTCAAACCAATCATCCGCCCTCATGGTGATTAACCATTTGGCATTATTCTTTCGATGTGCCACAATTGGCATCACGTTCTTATGTTCGCTATCATGAATTGCTTGTGCCATTGCTTTGTCTACGTTTAATGCTTGTACACGCTTAACTTCGATATGAATATTAGGTAGTCCAACACAATCGCTGGCATCACCTGTATTTCCACAATATTGTTGCGTTCGTCTTACATCAAATCCATGTTCCTTACATAGACTAGCAAATTCACGTTCACCTCTTGCGCCTTTTTGCTTACTGTTTATTGGCAATCTTCATCACCGCCATCTTTCAAGCATTTGTTACACGCTTTTTGATACACATCAACATACGTTTCTTTCCTATCTCCGTTGTATGTAACCTCGATATACTCTTTGATATGTACACCACTTACCAATGCTTTCCAGTTTTGTAATGTTTTAGAAAACCACACTACATACATATCCATAAGTGCTAATTCATTAGCGTTATAACCAAACTCATTAAACAATACTGTTCTTGCTGCATTGATTGCTTTTTCTTGTAATTCGTACATATTTTTATTCTCCTTTAAAAAACACAATCCATATCGTCTTACCTCTGCGTTGGCCAAATATTGGCTTACTAGGAAATAACCCTTTAAGCATCGGTAACGTGATTTGTTCTTCATTCCACTTAAAAATCATCGTTCCATTTGGCTTCAATACTCTCCAACACTCTGACAAGCCTTGTTCAATATCCTCTTGCCATGTTTTTTCTAACTTCCCATATTTCAATGCTAAAAACGATTTTTCACCAGCATTTAATAAATGTGGCGGGTCAAACACTACGAGGTAAAAACTTTCATCATCAAAAGGCATCTTGCGGAAATCTGCGATAACATCAGGTTTTACAATCAACTTCCTACCATCACATAGTGTTGTGTCCAATGTGCGTTTATCCATGTAACAGGTTTCATTATGTTCTTTATCGAACCAAAACATTTTGCTTCCGCAACATGCATCTAGTATTTTCATATACTATAAACACTTACTCCTTAACATAATCACCAATACGATATGGTTTTGTTTCTTGTACAACCCAAGATTTGAGATCGTACCCATGACGTTTTTCCCACGCTTGGAATACTTTTGTTAGTTCTTCGCTTAATTCATCCATGTGTTCGTTTTTAACATCTTTCATGTAATCGTCTGACCATTCTTCGATTTCATCATCTAAATCGTAATCACACACATTCCAAATTACTCGTTCGCCGTCTATCTCAGGTACATATCTATATGGATGACCTATTTCTATTGTTGTTTGTAACAATTCTTCTCGACTTAAAGCATCAAAATCACCATAGTTATATTCATTATCTACATAATCTAAGATGGCATCTTTAATACTGCCTTGTGGTTCACCTGCTATTTCGTCGTATACCCAGCAATATTTTGTTTTATCTTCAACTAACATTGTTATTCCTCTTCTTCTTTTTCCAATCCAGCAACAATATTTATTCCAAATCCATCATACAAATTATCAACATATTCAATCTCATAAAGTGTTTTGTTTGCATCGATACAACACTCTTGTTCTTGGTCACATTTTTCTAAATACTCAATCAATTCACGTACTGTCATTTTGAAATTCCTTTCTTGATATGCTCTTTTATTGCAATAATTTTATTTAAGTAAAAAATAACTACCTAGAACGGAATATTTTCATTTTGCGGTTGTTCAAAACTATCAAAGTTACTACCGCTATCAAATTCACTGTCTAGCTTTCTACCAACAAAATCGGCTACTACTTCGGTTACGTAGCGTTTCTGTCCATCTTGCGTATCGTATGACCGAGTTTGAATACGGCCATTTACGAATAGCCGTTCGCCTTTCTTACATGCACCAACGGATTCGCCTATCTTGCCCCATGCTACGCAATTAATAAAAGCAGTTTGTTCTTTTGTTTCGTTGGTTGCACTATCAATATATGTATTAGTCGCTGCGACTGTGAAAGTTGCTACGGCTCTTCCTGTTTTTGTAAAACGTAATTCTGGATCACGTGCTAAATTCCCTAAAATCTGTACTGTGTTCATATGTTCTCCTTTAAATCTTTTGTTCGATGCATATTGTGCCTTTGTATACCTTGATGATTTCCTCCAAACTTTCAAAGGTTCGTGCATCCGCTTTCATAATCATTTGCATTTGTTGAGTTGCCTCTTCTTGTGTTTCTACATTTAGAGGTATCTCAATAGTGATTACCATTTTTCGTTTTTTGCTTAACATTTATCCCTCTTAGTCGTAATACATACAATTCATAGTTGCCTTTACATCGTCAATGTATACATCGTAACTAGGGTGAATGTGGCAATCGACTGTTGCCTCATCACGCATGATTTCAAGTAGGTTATCAATCTTCACTCTAGCTTGTTCTTCGCTAGTTGCTAGGACTGTAAAACTAACATTGAACGATACATTCACGCTGGCTTCAAATTGTTTAATTCGTTCTTTCATCTATCCCCCTATTGCTTGCCGTAGTAATGCTTTACCTTTTTCAGAAATATCAGCGTTATCTAGTATTTTGTTTAAATCTACTGGATTTGTTTCTTTCGCTACCTCAACCAAGTTGCCTGTACGTGTCATTTCAATTTGCTTTTGACCGCTCGTGATCATTGCTTGTTCTTTTTCAGCTTTTTCCCTAGCCTTGAGCAATATGTGATTGTCCTTGATTGAGTTCGCCATGCGTTGGCGGTGCATTTCTCGTTTTTCCTCTTGTTCGTACTGTTTGATGAATTGAGCCCTACAAGAGGCCTCGTTATATTCATCACCCATAAGAGGATTAAACGATGACCATATGGATTTAGCACATTTCAATGTCAAGCCGTCTAAATGTTCAAGTCCATGTTCATATCCGTATGTACTAGCACACTTGATTGTTCTCTCCCATGCACTTTGAGGAGTTGGAAGTTCCTCATGTGCATTCACATATGCACTTAATGCGGAACATTCCTCTCTGATTTCAGCTATAGTAGGTAAGAATTTTCTTGTCTTAACTATATTTTTTATCGCTTGTTCTAATGTAACTGGATTGATATCCGCCAACATTTCAACATACATTTCCAATCGTTCTATTGATAAATCAGTACTGTACGCTAGCTGTAATGTCGATAGTATCTTCACTATCTGTTGTTTCTTGTTCACCATTATCACCACCATATTTCATGTACAAATCTTTAACCGCATCAATTGCATCGCCTTTTTTGCTTTTTGGCTTAACAACATTCTGATTTAGATATGATTCAAACTTAGTTCCGAATAGCGTATTAGGTCTTAGGAATTTTTCAAATTCAGTACCACACCATTCAACGCACTTTTTATCAATGACTGTTTTAAAATCTTCAAGTGTAAAGCCTTCATTTAATCTTGCATTTATTAATTGCTTTGTTTTAGCGGTATTACTTTTATATTTAGTACCAGCACGCATGTTAAGGTGTTGAATAATTTCGTCCGTGTAATCGAATTTACTCGACATATTATTNACCTTACCTAACCTAACCTTACCTATGGATACATTTTGTATACATTCTGTATCCATATTGGATACATCACTGTTAGTCAGTGTGTATTCCTTATTAGCAGTGATAGTCAGCAACTCACGCTCTGGCTGTAAACTCGGCTTGTAGCGATCACTCTGAATGTAGTTATGTATCTTCCAATCTTTGATTACAACAACACCACTTTCAAATCTGAAAAGGTATTGTTTTGCTAACAAAAGTTTTAAATCATCATCGCTTGCACCTATTATTCTTAATATCCCTTTAGGACTTGCAATAAATCCATCATCATCAGCTCTTAGTAGCATATGAAAGTACAGATTTTGAGTACTTGCTGGCATATCCAAGAATGCATCTGTATCAATGACAGATTTCGCCATCATTCTTCGTTCAGCCATAAGCTAGTCCTCATTTAATTTGCGTTCGATTTCATCTGTAAGATTAGGTTTATAAGCAGTTGCAATATTTGCCAGCAAATCCAATACATGATTATCAGTGTTTACATCAGCCTCTAGTACGCTATCAACCATTGCATAAATTGCGTTTAGTTCTGAGATTATCCGATTATTAAACGTATTACTATTTTGGTCTTTTTTGTAATATTCAATGCGATTTTCTACATATGCTCTAATCATTATTAATTCGTTCATACTCATCTGTCCTCTTTTCTACTTCCTCTAACAAGTGTTTGCGTATCTCTTTTGCGAACACTCCATGTGCTTGATTGTGGCATTGAATACACAAGCAAGCTAGATTTCTCAAATCACTTAAACCACCTTGTGAACGGAATACTATGTGGTGGCATTGTAATCCCCAACTACTTCCACATATAACGCATTGGCCATTATCACGTTCATATGCTTGTTTTCGTGTTACTGCATATAATTTGTTATCCCTTTTCTTTCTGTTGTTCATTCCCCCACTCCTTAACTAGCGACTGTATGTAATCGCTATCTTCAAGTTGTATTCCTAGTTGATGGCATTCATCCACTAGGCAATCAATCAGTCTTTGCATTTCTGCAACTGTATATACTGACGAGCCGTGGTAGCACATAATATTGTGATAGCCTTGTAGACTTTTACATTCGCCTGCATCTTCGGCTATCCACCCTATTCCGTGTGCTTGCCATATCGTTATATAGCGTTCAACTGCATCTTCTCGGACTGGAACATATGTAAAGTGTCCACAATCCTTAATAGCCTTTTTGTACACATCCTCTTTTGTTGTGTAGCTATTTTTGCTTAATTCGACTGCAATCTTCTGTGCTATAAGCCAACAGTAAGAATTAGCATTTAGACTTCTTGATTTAGTTTTGCGTTTGATTTCTACTGTGTATTCTTTGTCAGTAGTAATCTTTGATAAATCATTGTCATGCGGTGCTGGTATTACTACCATTACACCGAGTGGCGAACGTAATAGTTCGATGTTATTTGTTGTCCACTTCATAACCTTTTACCCAGTCATAAAGCATAGACATTTGGTCTCTCGTAATGTTATCGATAACACACATTCCAAACATTTTAGTTGCTTGTTGTGCTACTTGTTCTGCACTCACCCCATATTCACTTGCCATCTTCAAAACAATTCCATATGCATTGTGTGGATCAAATTCTTTTTCTTTTCGTTCTTTTTCTGCTGCCGCATTGATTTTTGTATCTTGCAATCCTCTATATACATCAGCACCTACACCAATCATTTTTGCTGCAGTACCTAGTGCATCAGTAACGGCCATCTTAAAGGCTTCATCGTTGCCGTGAAAACCATTTTTATCTTTGTAGATTAAGAAATCGCCACCATATCCAGGAATTGGTTCGCTCCATTCATCACCATCTTTGATGTATAGATTTACCAATACATACAACATAGTTTCTTTGGTTTCTTCGACTGGTACTTGTTGAGTACTAACAATTTCAAACCTCCAACCAATTCCGCACATACCATATGTTTCGGTTAAGATTTCCCATCGCCATTGAGGAGAAATGTCATATTTTCCTTTAAGTTTCCCAAAGTCAATTACTTTCAACGCTGATTGCGGTACAGTTTTTACCGCATTATATCTACTATCCATCTATACCTCTTTATATTTGTAACCACGCATTTCCAAGAAATCAGTTAAATCTTTTGCATCTTCTTCTGTTAAGTCATATACAGTTACTGTTAAACCTATTTTTGCTTCTGATGTTTCTACTATTTCAACTGTTTCATTTTCGATGCTTGCTCTAGCAGCTTCTTCCATCTCGTTACGTTTTGCAAATTTTGCATTGATAAATTCTCTAGCTTGATCTAGTGGCATATCTTTTACTACAGGCCAGCACTCATCAAAAGTAATCGGTGTGGCTAATTCGTATTGCTGGTTGCAAGTATCAACCACAAACTCAATCATTCCTTTTTTCTCTGCTAAGATTTGTTTATAATCATCATCTGATTGTTGTCTTTTTGAAATCTCGATCATCATTCCCTCAATAGAGATTTCAATGTCTTTCATTTTTGCAGTTTTATTTAACCAGCGTTTATCACGTTGTAGTTGTTCTGCATATTCTGCACGAACGTTATACTTTTCAACCATCTTTTCAATAAACTTGTTGATGGTTTCTGTTTTTGCTTGTACTTCTTTTTCGTCAAAGTATTTAATTTGTTCTGCCAATGGTTTTTCTGCATCGTAAACAACTTTCAATACTTCATTTACTTCTTCCTCAAATAGTTCAATAGGTCTTTTGAGTTCTCGTTTTTTCTCTTTACAGAATTTATCAAGTGTTGTCCGATACTTAACGATTTCATTTTTAGCACTTACCATGTCCTTATAGTTTTCTTCCGTTACTACAAGTCCTTTATACTTTTCTAGTTGTGCTTCAAAATATGTTTTGATTTCGTCTTTGTTCCATTTGAATACTTGTTCGTTTTGACTAACAATCGGTGTTAAATTAATTTCCATTTATTTCTCCTTGTGTTAAAATACAAGTAGAGTAATTTCCTATTCACTCTACTAGCACGCTTGCTTTCCTACGGCCTAGCGTGCTTTTTTTATTTCTCTTACCCAAAAATTGGATAAGATTAAAAGCGAAAACCCAAGAGCGATTTGCAAAAATGCTGTGTAAGAGTCGATTTTATTAATTTCAATTGACCCTACAGTTCCTATAATCATTAGGAATGATACCGCCCTTAACAACCAAATCAATTTCATAACTCTTCTCCTACAATCACTAGCATCTGACTGGTGATTTTTTTAATCTCTTTTTTCAAACGATTGTTTTCTTCCCTTAGTGTTTCCACCTCGTTTTTTAGTTTTCTGTAACCAATAGCCGAGTATTCACTTTCAATCCCTGCTAGTGCTTCAACCTCTTTTTTACTAAACCTCACACCGCTTACATTCGGTAGTTGTTTTAGCTTGCCTTTATTTCTTAGGTCATATACTGCAGTTAGTGAAATTTGAAATAGTTCCGCTACTTGGTTAGCCGTGTATACTAGGCTCTCCATCGCTTTTCGTTCCTTGCGTGTAAATCAGCAGTTCTAGCTAACTTTACCCAAGATAGAATGACTTTCTTATTCCATCTTGATTGATTACGTTTAGGCCATTTTGATTTGATGAGTTTTCGCCAGTATTGGCCGTACTCATCATTTCGACCAGCCCATCCAAATCTTGTGGATGTTTGTCCGTATCGTTTGTTGGCTAGTTTTAGATCCGCTTGATTTTGTACTAGCATCTAATCACCTCTTTAAAATTACATTTAAACTGTAACTCTTTTACAAAAAAATAATCTTGTGGTACGGAACCTCATAAAGATTTTCAATCTTTTTTAGCACATGTACATCTGGGGATGATTTTCCTTTTTCATAATTCATCAACGTATATTCGCTAATACCTAGCATTTCCGCTGCTTTCTTTTGTGTCAGCCCTTTATTTACTCGTGCTGCTTTTAATGTAATTCCATCTTTTACGAAATCTTGTTGGTTCAATTTATCACCTCACTTTCCCTTTCGTTAATTGTATTGTATTACAGTTAAACTGTAATGTCAACAGTTTTTCTGTAAATTCCTAAAAAAATATTTGATTTTTTTGCAGTTTAAATATATTATATAAATAACAACAAATATTTTAAAATTACAATGAGGTGAATATAATGAGTGATTTAGGCAATAGAGAGATATTCTCCAAGAATTTACAGTACTATATGAACCTATATAATAAAACTAGAATACAAGTTGCAAAAGATATTGGTGTTTCCTACACCACATTTACAAGTTGGATTAAAGGTACTAACTATCCTCGTATAGATAAGATAGAATTACTAGCTAATTATTTTAGAGTAAATAAGGCTGACTTGATTGAAAATAAATACTCTGAAAATGAACAGTATTATAATGATCCGTCTGTATCGGAATACGCACAAGCAATAAAAGATAATCCAGATTTGCGTTTGTTATTCGATGCAAGTAAAGACATGTCAAAAGATGATATTAATTTTGTAATTAATACTATAGAGATGTTAAAGAAAAGAGGTTGATGGTATGACCAACTACGAACCTGTAATTACTTCATGCATCCGTGAAATGCAAGCAATGGCCTTTATTGTTTCTACTATTTCTATTGTATTCGCTATAACATTATACCTATTCACTCGTAATGGTTATATTTCTGTAGCATTGCCATTTATTGCAAATGCAGTTGTTTTAATGATGCTCACTAATAAGATACATAAAAGCATGTGTAAAAAATTCCATGTTGAATAATATACAATAACCCTACAAAGGGGATGATAGTATGAACATCAATTTGATATATATAAAGCTACGGAAAACACAAACTGCGGTATTAAAACTAAATGATGACGGAACATATACAATATTAGTTAATAGTGATAAACCTATTGATGTACAACGTAAAGGTATACTACATGAGATAGGTCATATATTAAATGATGATATGTACAGTCAGGCACACATTGATTTAATCGAGCGTATGGCTCATGCAAGGCAATTTGACGATGTAGAGGGTATCAACTTTTACACACACATCATATGAGGTGAATTATGCAATACAATTTCACTATCAGAAAAAAAGATGGCAATTACCAAATAATTGTTAGCTATAAGGACGGCTACAAATGGAAACAGAAATCTAAACAGGGTTTTGCCACACAAAGAGATGCTAAACTTTACGGCCAGCAAATAGTCGATAACCTAAAAAAGACTATCACCAATCCGCTTGATGATAGTCTAAAAGATATAACACTTATTGAGTTTTACAATATATATACAGATGAAAACAAATCAAATGTATATTCCACGTTCAAAGCATATGACAATGCATTTCAGAAATTCAACGCACTATTCAATATGAAAGTAAAAGATATTTCTGAAATACAAATTCGGAAAGTAATTAATGATTTACAACAATCAATATCAACTAAAAATATGTGCATAACGATTATAACAAAGGTATTCGCTTATGCAGTATCGCCATATAGAATTATTAATAGTAGTCCGTGTAAGAATATTAAGCGGTTGCATAAAACACAAACAGCTAAAATCAATGCTATAAGTGAAGATGATGTAACACACCTATTAACATCATTAAAAGGTCATAATTACAAATACTACATTGTGTGTTCCGTTGCTGCTTATACAGGTATGAGGTATGGCGAAATCTTAGGCCTTACATGGGATGATATAGATTTAGATAACGCTATTATTGATGTGAATAAACAATTCGCTTATAGCGGTGAAAGTACATATATGATCCGTAATTTAAAGACGAAAAACAGCTACAGAAAAATACCTATACCGCCAATACTGATTGAAATACTTCTTGAATACAAAAATACCACCAGCGGATTATATCTATTCAACAATCCAACTGGTGGTACTGGTGCGGTATCAGTAATGATAAAACGATATTTACCAAATACTTCTATCCACGATTTAAGACATACCTATGCTACAAGGTTATTGGCTAATGGTGTAGACATCAAAACAGTAGCATCCTTATTAGGTGATACTGTTGATACAGTCATCAACACATACATTCACTATACCGATGAAATGAGATTAAAGGCACATGATAGTGTGTCTAAAATTTTCGGCTAGAATTTTTGACGGATTTATTGACGATTAGACAATAAACCTTGTATTTACTGGTGTTTTTAACCGATAAAACATATCAATATATTATAGCACAA